CTGGCTTAATCTTAAGTAGGCGGCGTCTAATTTCGAGAAATTCCTGTTTCGTAAAGAAAAGTGCACTGTAAAGCACACAATTAGCGTTGTCTTGAAAGGCGAGGTGGTCGTCTAAGGTACGGGATTTCCAGTAAAGTTGGTTGAGGAGTGCTTTGCGCTCCATTACTGGAACCCAGAAGGTACCTTTCTTCTGGAATTGAGACTTAAGGAAAGACATTTCCGAGAGGTGTTGCAACTCGTACTCTTTGTCTCCCTTATCGGCGGGCGTGACTTTGATACCGAGTGTAGCCATACATCCCTTAAAAGTGCGAAAATTGAAAAATTCTTGTACTTCGGGGTGCACCATACAAACACAATCATCACCATAGCAGACTAATCTGCAGTAGCGACGAAAGTTAGTTGGATCTTTGTATTTGGTTGGCATAACACAGCACCAAGCGTAGAGAAAATAGAAGGCATTACCATGGTTGTTATAGTAAGTAGTGTAAGGTTGACCTGAGGGGTTGGAACCCAGGGTTTGATACAAAAAGCCATCATTTTCATGAACAGCGTTGTAAAGCTCAGCGACCGCCACACATCTTTCGACAGTGTGGTTATCGGCATAGGCTTCATTGGCAGAATCGGCAAAATCATCACCGACTTCTACTGGAACGGTGCCGTCAAATCCCTCATAATCGAGAGAAAATCCGACATCGCTACAGCCTTGAATGAGTTTTGTTGACATGAGATTCCATTCGAGGGAACCGCGATTGAGTCCTACAGCTGTAGGGAGATCAAAGCGATTGTCTGTAATGTATGAGATGTAGTCAGCAAAAAGCATTCGAGCACAGATCGTGTAGTCGACGGGACCTATGGCAAACATGCGAGAACGTTTAACTGGAAGTTCTCTCCAGTTGAAGGCATCGTATTCCATGAGAGTGGGATCGAGTACGGGACGACATTCGTTGGTCTTGAGAGTGTCAATCCAGATGGTGTCGTACATGTCCCCATTCTTCCAGGCGCGCATTCTTTCGTCAATACGCAGGCGGAGAAGTGGGCTAGCCACTTCGAGGAGGCCGGTAGCAGGGTTCGTTTTGAACAGGCTACGCTTTCCATCACCAGAAACCGGGTAGGGAAACCCAGCGCTAGTGGTCATATCCAAGGCATTGATTGAGGAGCCTGGGATTCCATTAATGGCCTCACTTTCAGTGAGAAGACGAAAGTTGCGTTTGATCTTGTGGTGATACCAATCACGGAGGGCCAAGAAGGCAGACTCCATGTATTCAGGAATAAAACCTCGAGCAGGGTGACAGATTTTGTCGACACCCATGAGGTCTGTTTTCTTTACGTTGCGAGGATCTCCAGAGTGAGTCATAGCAGGACAATGAGCGGGAGGCCCAAATTGTGCACAAACTTCTTCCAGAAATCCGGATGGGACGAGTGGTGAGCGAGAGACATGATAGCCAGGTTTGACGTGACCTAGGACGCGGATAGTACCTTGAAGATACTTTGCTTTTTCAGCAGGTGTCATTTCCGTGTCCAGGGTTTCGTGTTGGGCTATAGCGGGGTTGATGGTGTTGTAGGAATTAAGA